ACGTACTGGCGGGTCCACACGCCGTCCTGGCGGGGGCCCTGCGTGACGGCGCTGTACGGGCTTACGGGGGCCGGCTTGCGCGTCCGGCCGTCCGGGCGCACGGGCAGGCGGGTGGGCGGGGCGGGCACGCGGCGCGCGTCCTGGGCGTCCGTGGGCGCGTGGTAGCGCGCCGTGGCCGGGCACGCGAACGCGAGCGGTCGCCCGTTCGCGTCGGCGGGCGGGCCCAGGTAGCGGGCCCGTGCGGGGGCGGGCAGGTGCGCGGTGAGGCGCTCGACGGTCTCCCGTGGCAGCGGCGCGTACCTGCGCTTGTGGTGTGCCATTTCGTGGTGTTTCGCAGGGCGCACTCCTCCACGGAGTGCTCTCATCAGGCCGGGCCCTGTCGCTCCGGCGACACCCGTCCGTACGTACCTCGCATGTGCGGCGGGCACGGTTCGACCTAGGCCGTGCCGTTCGCGGTACGTCGTGACGTTCGTTTGCGTGCGATGGGTCGCTAGCCCGTGGGTATGGCGCGGCCAGAGTCAGTCCTAGCCGGTTCACACCTTGCGCCGCACGCGGCGCGCCTGCCAATCGGTTCGGATTAGCCCCCGACAGGTCTCCGGCGTGCTCACGCACGCCGTCACCCCGTGCCGCCCCACCCGCGGACGGATCGCGGCGCACGCACGTCTGTCAACCGTGCGTGGCTCTCCGTCAGAGGGGCGGTCGGATGCCGCGGCATCCCTCCCGCATTGCAGGTGGTGGCCCTTGTTGCCCTAGGCCTAGGCGCGCTCACTCAGCCCCACTCGCGCGCACCGCTCCCGTGGCCCGGCGCCCGTACCCTCACAGGTACTCCGATGGGCGCGCCTCACGGGGAGGCTCCTCGCGCGTCCTGGTGGCTCCCGTTGCTTCCTGCTCTGCCCTTCCGGCCGGGCCCTGTCCTCAGTCCCGACCCGCTGTGCTCCGCTGCACCACGCGGTGCATCGCCACAAGATTGCCACACCTGTCAGCCGTTGTTGGTACCTTTTCACACCCCATTCCCTCCTGGTACCAGGGTACGGACGGCACACAGAGCGTTAACGAACCTGACAGACTGTCAACCTGGTGGGCCACAGCTGTCGATTCCCCGCGACGGGCTGATTTAACACTCGCTTAACGGGCATTTATCGGTTTCCGATGGTCTTTTTTCACAGAGTTGACAAGTTTCCGTGTACCTTTCGCGAAGCAAGTTACACGCTCCGGTGTTCGGTTAGCGTGTAGCCATGCTGCGTTTCTGTCGCGTTTGTGCTGCGCGCCGTCGGCCGGCCTGGTCGCCTGGTCGCCTGGTGGGCCGGCCGGCTCCCGGTCCCAGCCGGGTCGGTTACCGTCCGTGTCGTTGGTTACCCGGATGTGCGTCGGTACCCACGGGTGCAGTTGCTTACGGAAGGGGAGCAGGCTACCGACCGTAGCCTACGGAGTGCCTGGTACGTGGTGTGCCCAGGACGTGACGGGGCGGTGATGCCGTGTGGCCCGCCGGGTGGCTTGATGCCCGGTCTCGGGCCACGCGATGTGTCCAGCACAGACGCCACGTCCCTGCGGTCTCGCGTTCTGTCAACCAGAACGCGCGTTCTCCCCCCGGCAGGCCCCGCACGAGGCAGGCGGGTCGGCCGTGATTGGTTCCATACCGCCCCAGACGACAACCAGAATCCGGGATGTATCGACCCGCGATACATACAGCGCGTGGGGCCCCCGGCCCGGCGCAGCCGGGAGAGGGGTACGCACAGCTGTGGGGTTGACGCCCGACACGGCTGTGGCGCATACTCGACCCCGTTCCGCCCCGAGCCCCCGCAGGATCTGGGAACCAGAGGGGGGGTAAGGGGGGGAATCCGGAGGGTACGAACCACATCGTGGCCCCCCGGAAGAGGAGTCCAGAGGGGAAACCCGCCGCTAGCGTGTACACTCCCCGACTGAGATGCCCCCCCACCCCCCGTGGAAGCCCGGGGAGAGCGGCAACCCCACCGGCCGCCTGAAGGGCTACACCCCCTTCGCCCCCATGCTGCGCCGCGCCCTCATGAAGGTGGACCGGCGCAACAAGACCCAGATGCAGGCCCTCATCGAGAAGGTGCTGCAGATGGCGATGAAGGGCGACATGGACGCCGTCCGCTGGATCTCCGACCGCGTGGACGGCAAGGTCGCCCAGTCGATCCAGGTCCAGTCCGAGCAGACCGTCCACGTCGTCCCCTGGCTCCCCGCCCTCTCCCAGGCCGTCCAGGACCAGCTGGCCCTCACGGAAGGGACAGCTGTGGAGGTCGAGGCGCTGGAGATCGAGGACGCGCTGGAGCCGGATCTGGTCGAAGAGCCCGAGGCGGATGACGACTGACGGCCCGGTGGAGCGGCCCCTCTACCGCCTCTTCCCCCGCCAGCAGCAGGCCATGGCCCTCCTCGGCTTCGGCCTCCCCGACGACCCCCTCGTCCGCCGCGGCGAGCCGGGCAGCGGGCGCGAGCCCGTCGAGGAGATGCTCTACGGCGGGGAGGCCGGTGGCGGAAAGTCGCTCCTGGTCCGCGCCCTCGCCATCACCCTCATGACCCTCTGGCCCGGCAGCGTGAGCGCCGTCTTCCGCCGCACGTACCCCGAGTTGGAGGACTCCCACATCCGCCCCATCCTGAAGGAGACCGCGGGCACCTCCTTCCAGTACCACGAGGGCCGGCGCGAACTCCGGGCCGCCAACGGCTCCGTCTGCCTCTTCCGCTACGCCGACGACGAGAAGGACCTCCGCCACTACCAGTCCGCCGAGTGGGAGGCCCTCTTCGTCGACGAGGCCACCCACATGCCCGGCGACTACATCGAGTTCTTGCGCGCCCGCGTCCGCTCCACCCGCACCGACTGGCGCCCCGTCATCCTCTACACCAGTAACCCCGGCGGCCCCGGCCACCTGTACTTCAGGGACCAGTTCGTCACCGCGAAACCGCCGGGGCGGGTGTGGCGCGCCAAGCCCGACGACGGCGGCATGGTCCGCGTCTTCCACCGGGCCAGGCTCGCGGACAACCCCGCCCTCTCGAGGGAGTACGAGCGGCGCCTCCGGGGCATCAAGGACGAGGCCCTCCGCAAGGCCTTGATGGAGGGCGACTGGGACACCTTCGGGGACCAGTTCTTCAAGGAGTGGAACCCCAAGCGCCACACCATCCCCCCCTTCGCCATCCCCGACCGCTGGACCGAGCGCGCCATCGGCGTCGACTTCGGCTACGGCGCCCCCTGGAGTTGCCACTTCTACGCGAGAGACGAGGACCTCTGGCGGACCCACCGCCAGACCCGCTGGTTCTGCTACCGCGAGTTGTACGGCGCCGGCCTCCGCGACGAGGAGCAGGCCCGCCTCGTCCGCGCAGCCGTCGAGGCCGACCAGGCGGGGCGCGGGCGGAGGACCGCCACCAAGCACCCCTGGTACTCGCTGTTCTGTGACCCCGCCATCTGGTCGAAGCAGCCCAACGGCCTCTCCGTCGCGGAGGTCTACCAGAGCGTCCTCGCCCCGACGGGCGTCGTCCCCCGCCCCGCCAACAACGACCGCCTCTCCGGCTGGCAGCGCGTCCGCGACTACCTCGCCCCCCAGGCCGACGGCTACCCCGGGATCGTCTTCTTCGAGACCATGACCCACGCGCTCAGGACCATCCCCACCCTCCCCCGGAGTAAGCGCCACCCCGAGGACGCCGACTCCGAGGCCGAGGACCACGCCGCCGACGAGTTGCGCTACGTCCTGATGGGCATCGGCGCCCCCGCCCAGGCCATCGACCACGTCCCCCAGACCAGGCAACACCGCCAGGGGGCGTACGTCGTGAGCCCCCAGCTGCAGGAGATCGAGGGGGTCGACGAGGACACGTCCCGCCGCCTCGCCCTCGAGGACGAGGCCCGCAAGAGCGCGGTCCCGGCGCTGTTCCGCGTCGAGCGCGCCATGCGCCAGGCCGGGCAGGACGGCCGCTTCTTCCCCAAGCCCGAGGACGGCTCCGAGCGCGCGATGTGGGCCCGCATGGCCGCCGCCGTCCGCGCCGCCAACCTCTCCGGCCAGATGCTCCGCCCCCTCAAGCCCAAGACCCCCGCGCACTACACCGACTTCCTCGAGAAGTCGCCGTAAGGCAGGCTTGACAGCCCCACAGCTGTGGGCGAAAGTGGGCGGCGAAATGGCACGTTCCCGGAGGGAGCCCCCGGACGAGCAGTACCTCCTCTCCCTGCGGGAGGAGACCCGCGACTCCTACCTCCTCCAGGACGAGCAGATCGACCGGCTCCGCCAGATCCGCGCGATGCAGAAGCCGGTCCCGGTGCCCCCCGAGTTGCGGCTCGTGCCCATCGAGATCCGCGACCCCACCGTCGCGGACGAACTCCACCGGGTGGTCGCGACCCTCATCAACCAGCCCCCCCACCTCCGCGTCACGCCGGGGCGGGAGGGGGTGGAGAGCGCCTCCCGGAACGCCACCGATAGGGAGCACTTCACCGAGGAGGTGCTCCGGGTGGCGGGCTCCCGCGAGCCGGGCCCCGACACCCTCACCCGGGTGACCGACGCGGTCGTCGCGGACGGCGGGGGCGTCACCAAGCTGCTCTTCGCCCGCGACCTCTGGGACGAGCGGTACGCCCTCCGCCTCTCCGGCTACGACCTCGCGGACGAGGCCCCGGACACCAAGGACTTGGGCGAGAGCGCCGAGGAGGAGGACGAGGAACAGGCGGCGGAAGGCGAGCAGGGGGAGGAAGAGACGGCGGAAGAAGAGGAGCAGGAGGAGGAAGAGGAAGGGCCGGACGAGGCGGCCGAGGAGGACAACCGGCCCCTCGGCCGGAAGGCCAGGAGGAGCAAGACCGGCCTCGTCAGTAAGGACTACCTCTCCGAGGCCGAGACCACCAAGAAGGCCGCCGGCCCCCCCTTCCGCTGGATCTGCCCCGACATCCGCACCGTCTACCCGCTCTTCGAGGGGAACGACGTGGCCGAGGTGCTGGAGGTGACCACCCGGCCGATCAACCAGACCTTCCGCAAGTACCGCCTCGGGCTCGACGGCGACGGCAACATCGTCCCCGACGACCTGGCCGAGCGCGACGTGCAGCGCCACGCCCTCGCGCACGCGGGCGTGGGGAGCGAGCAGCGCACCGAGCCCCCCTCCGGGAGCGTGGACTTCCTCGAGCACTGGGACGACGAGTGGGTCACCTACATGGTGGTGGGCCAGAAGAGCGACGGGGGCCAGACCGGGAAGATCGTCCAGCAGTGGCGCCACGGGTACGGCAGGCACCCCTACTTCTTCGCCCCGGGGTTGTGGATGGGGTGGTGGCGGAATCGGAAGATCGGCTGGAGCGTCTCCGAGACCAAGCGGTGGATGGTCGAGTACCGCTCCTACCTCTGGACGATCCACGCCCAGCAGGCGGCCCGGGACACGCTGCCCCCGGTGGACGTGGAGGTGCCGGACGGGGCGGCGCCGATCCGGGGGGACGACGGCAGGCCCAAGACCCAGGAGCAGTACCAGATCGGGAAGATGTACTACGGGGCGCCCGGCACCAAGCGCACCCCCTGGAACTTCCCCCAGGTGGCGGCGTCCCTGCGGGAGCAGATCACGCTCGCGACCGAGGCCATCGACAAGCTGTCCATCCCGAAACTCGAGGCCAACATCGGGGGCATCGAGGCGTCCGGGTTCGCGATCAACCAGGTGCTGGCCGAGGCCCGCCTGCGCTACGACCCCCTGGCCCAGAGCCTGGAGCACATGCTCGAGGAGGTGACCCGCTTCTGCTGGCACCTCATCCGGGCCAAGGTGCGGGAGAAGGTCTGGGTCTACGTCGCCGGCAAGCAGAGCGGCTGGCGGGGGATGGGCCCGCCCGACCTCAAGGCGGACGTGCGCATCCAGTGGAAGCTGGACCCGACGCTGCCCAGCGCGGCCCTCATCGAGAGCCGGTACCACGTCGAGCAGGTCAAGGCCGGGTTCGAGTCGATGGACCAGGCCATCGAGGCCCAGGGGCGCAACCCGGACGAGGTGCGCTTCGGGCAGGCCCTCGACCGCATGCGCCAGAGCCAGTGGTACCAGCAGTACCAGGACGCCTACGTCCTTGGCGAGGTGGGCCAGGGCGACCTCCTCAACCAGGCCGACCAGGCCGAACAGATCGCGGCCAACGGCCAGCCCGCGCCCCCGCCAGGAGTGGCCGGTGCGCCGCCCCCCGGCGGGCCCGGCGGACCGCCCGGCATGCCCCCACCCGGCGGCGCCGGTGCGCCGCCGCCCGGGCTGCCGCCACCCGGCCCGCCAGGTCCGCCACCCGGTCCCCCGATGGGGCCCCCGATGGGGCCGCCGGGGATGCCCCCGCCGCAGATGCAGGGCATCCAGGTCCCCGACATGATGCGCGCGCTCACGCGCGGGGGGATGCCCGACGCCTACGGCACCCAGCTGGCGGGCGTCGGCGTGCCCGTGGGCGGCGGGGGCGGCGGGGGCG